TGCAGCCCAACAAATGCCTCTTCACCGGCAATGTCTTTGAAAAACGAAACCTGATCCGTTTCGCCATATTTTTTAGTCGCGTTAAACAGATCCAGCAGGATGGACTCAACCGGGCGCATTTTGCCTGACGCGTCCGCGACAGAAACGCCCAGCTCATCCAGCGCCGCCTTTGCTTTTTTGGTCGGTGATGCGAGGCGGGACAGGCTGGCGCGCATCGCTGTACCGGCCATGCTGCCGCGCATGCCGTTGTTCGCGAGAATGCCCGCCATCGCTGCTGCTTTTTCGACGTCGATACCCAGTTTTGACATGACCGGCCCGGCGTAAACCATCGTTTCACCGAGCTGGCGTAAATCGGTATTGGTGCGGGTAAATGCCGCCGTCAGCACGTCGCTCACGCGGTCCATCTGGCCCGCAGGCAGTGAAAACTGCGAGAGAACGTTAGAGCCAATATCTGCACTCTCGCCCAACTCCATCCCGCCGGCCAGCGCCATATTAAGCACGCCCGGCAGCGCGGCGCGGATTGCCTGCGGTGTAAACCCGGCCATTGCGAGAAACGCCTGCCCGCTGGCGGCGTCAGTGGTAGTGAATGCGGTTTCAGCACCTAATTTTTTAGCCTGCTGGCGTAGCGCGCTGAGCTGATCATCATTTTTATCGAGACGCGTCAGCGCCTGTACGCGCGACATTTCAGCCCCAAAACCTACAGCCGGCGCGAGAAACCGCCCGGCGGCATAACCGGCAGCCGCGCCACCGGCCATTGCCATGGTGCCAGCACCGCGCAATTTGCCTGACAGCGTCTGCAGCCTGTCATAACGCGCGCGCGCCTGCGTAACGGCAGCCAGCTGACGCCGTTCACGTTCGAGTGTCTGGTTATATTGTTCGGTGCGCCTGATAGCACTTTCGATCGTTCTGTTGCCGCCAGCGAGGTTGATGCCATGCTGTCGCAGGGCATCCGATACTGTCCGCAGTTTTTGCGTTTCGCGGGTGCGTGCGGCGCTGAGGCGATCGAGTTTTGCCGCCAGTGCGCTCATGCGCTCGCGTTGTGCATCGGTTAAAACCGTGCCATCACGCTGCGCCTGATTCAGCCCACTGAGGCTGCGGCGGGTTTTATCAATCTGCTGCGAGATTTATTAATGCTGTTGCGCAGGCGGTTGAATGTGTCCGCCTGCGCATTGAGTTTCGAGGCAGCCGCCTGCGTATTTTTGAGGGATTCGGTTAGGCCGCTCGCGCTTTTGCGGGCGGCATTAACAGGGCGGGTAAATCGGTCGATTGCGCCAAACGCGACGCGGATATCAAGAGTTTTCATCTGTGGCACCTGAGCGGACGGCAGCCCGCTCGCGCCACGCAATCACCTCACTGATGGTCATCGCGAAAACCTCGCCGGGCGGCCAGTTAAACACGACGGCAATATCAGCAACGAGATCGTCAATCTGATTGAATGACGGAATTATGACGTCGCTGCCGTCTCCGCTGCGCTCTGTTCCCCAGGCTCCGCTGGATTCAAAAAAGGGATAAGCGCCTCAGTAAACTGCATAAAATCGTACATGCACAGATTGCTGATCTCGGTTAGTTTCAGAGCAGGAGAGGTAACGCGCGTCAGGAGCACTGAAACGGCGTCGTATTCCATGTTTGCCAGCGCCACCAGTTTAAGACCGCGCAGCGAGCCAGCCTGGTCCACGGCGTCAGTAATTGTGATGGTTTTGATTTCGCTGTCACTGCGTTTAATGGGCTGTGACAATGTAACGCTTGCTTTGGTCATTGCTATTGCTCCGGGCGGCCGTGCCGCCCTGTCAGGGGATAATTAGGCGCCCGTGTTCATGCCAAGCGCAGAGGTGATGCGGTCCGGGATCATGTTTTTGCCGTCCACTTTGTAGATAAAATTCAGCAAATCAATCTCGGTAACAGGCTGATCATCAATCGACATTTTGTAATACGTTGATTTAAACGTGTACGTTTCTGTCGTGTCCTCACCCTGTTTGGACTCGCCGCCATCCATCTCAGTGAAGCGCCCGCGCAGCTCGACCTCGACCAGCTGGCTGTCACCGTCCGTGAAATACTCACCCGCGAAACGCAGGCGCGTGCCGTCAATGGTCGCACCGTATTCCAGGAACAGTTTTTTAATCAGTCCGCCAAATTCTACTGAGGAATCCAGCGCGCCAGAGTCCAGGCCGAGATCAACAGCCACAGAACCCAGCATACCGCCGCCCTGAAAATCCTCTGTTTTGCGGCTGAGTTTGGGGCGCGTAAATGAGGTGACTTTACCGATGTAGTTATCACCGTTAACAAAACAGCTAAACAGGCGGAGTTTGTGAGGAACGGCCATCTATGCACCTCCGAGCGATGAAAATGCGGATTCGTAATACTGATCCGTAAACGTCTGATAGAGCGTCAGATCCTCCAGCGGTGGCACAGGACTGTAGCTGTAACGCACGCGCAGTTGTCCGGCTCGCAACCCGGTAGTCGGGTTGTCTGCTGTGTCATACCAGCAATCAGCACCAATCAGGCGCCCGGCAGTAACTAGGGCGTTTAGTTTGCCCCGAATTCCGCTGAGCACGTCTTTGACGTTTGCCGGCGTCAGCGGACTGTCAACCGTTGTGAACTGCGCTTCTGCGATCGAGTCGGCGAGGATCTGCGCGGTGCGCGTAAACACCTCAAACGTATACGTTTCGGTGTCAGTGGAGCGGTTGCCCCAGAACCGGAAACCGTTGCGTTTAATCAGCGTCGTGATTTCCATATTGTTCAGCGTATTGGCGTCGCTATCCTCATCCTGCAGCGACCAGGAAACATCGCGAGAAATCCCCAGCACGTTTTTTACTGCCACGTTGGACAGGGATTTGTGCCAGCCCTGATTGTTGTCAATCAGCGCCCGCAGTCCGCAGGCATAGGCCGCAGCGGGAAACTCTTCGTTTTTGCCGCTGAGCGGATTGTAGGCAATGAAATTCGGCCAGATAAGCATCAGCTCACGGCTGGAAAAAGTGTCGCGGAACATAGACGCCTCTGAGAGCGTCTTGCTATCACCGCAACCCGAATAAACAAACGCGCGCAACTTTTCAGCAATAACGCACAGCATCGAAATAACTGCGCCTGTCTCCAGTCCTGGCACTGCGAGTATGCGTGGCCGGTAACCGGTTTTCTGTTCGGCAGTCAGCAGCGTATACATGCCCAGATAGCTGCCGTCCGCTGCCGTGCCGCCCATAATTAACTGATCCTGATCTGCGCCAGAGCCATCCTCTGCTGCTGCAGCCACGCGCACCACGATGACGCGCGGGCTGCACTGGTCTGAAATCGCTTTTAGTGACTTATAAAGGGTGCCCGTTTTGCCGGCCCTGCCGAGCACGCTCCTTACGCGTGTCAGTAAAACAGGGGTATCCAGCGGAAATAGATCCGCGTCTGCATCATCAGCGACAGCAATAATCCCGATAACACTGGAATCAATGTCATTAATTGCTGTTTCTAAATCGGTATTTTCTTTAACGCGGGCGCCATGAAAACGTGTATCAGCCATGCCTGCCACCATTGTGTTTTGAGTTCGCTATCATCATCCCGCCCGCGCCGCACCGCTGCACGTGGTTGCGGGTCTGGCCGTTCGCTGACAACAAAAACGCATATCACCCGCGCGCCCGCGCGTGAAACCATGCGGAAAACACAGGGGGGGATATGTCAGGCACAGTGGCGAGCACGATCACTCTGGCGGTTAACAGCTATGCTGATGCGCTGCGGGACGCGGTCAAAATCCCGGATTTCACCATCCGGCTGGGTGATAAAAATCTGACGGAACTGCGCGAGCGTTTGATCTCGCTGTCGCTGACTGACAATCGCGGATTTGAGGCCGACCAGCTGACGCTAACCGTTGATGATTCTGACGGCCTGGTTGAGTTACCGCCACGTGGCGCGCAGCTGGCCGTCGCGATTGGCTGGCTGGGGGAGGATCTGATTTACAAAGGGCTTTACACCGTTGATGAGGTTTCCCACGAGGGGCCGCCCGACGTCGTCGGGATCACGGCCCGCGCGGCTGATTTCCGGGAGGAGTTCAACGTAAAACGTGAGGCATCCTGGCATGACGTCACGGTCGAGCGCGTAGTGTCCGCCATCGCCCGGCGATATGGCCTGAAACCGATGATCAGTGAACTGCTGATGAACGTCGAAATCGACCACGCAGATCAGACAGACGAGTCTGATATGTCGTTTCTGACTCGCATGGCAGACATGCTCGGCGCTATAGCGACCGTTAAAAATGGCTGCCTGCTGTTCATCCTGCCGGGTGGCGGTCTGACAGCGTCGGGGCAGGCACTGCCGTCGCTGACTATCACCCGCAGCAGTGGCGATCGGCACAGTTTCAGGATTGCCGATCGAGATGCCTACACTGGCGTGCAGGCGTACTGGCTCGATCTGGATTACGGAAAAAATCGCAAAGTCAAAGTCACCAGGCGCAAAAAGACTGCAGCCAAAGCCAAGAGCAGCAGCCGGGAGGGTGACTACATCGAGGGCGCAGATGGCAACGTTTATGTCATGCGTAAAACATTCCACAACGAAACCGCAGCGCGGAGGGCAGCGGCGGCCAAATGGCAGCAGTTGCAGCGGGGTGCCGCGCAATTCAGCATCACGCTGGCGCGTGGGCGGGCCGATCTGTATCCGGGCATGCATTCAACGGTCGAGGGGTTTAAATCAGATATCAATGATCAGGACTGGGTAATTGCGCGCGCAGAGCACGCTATTGATGATAATGGGTTCACAACGCGACTGGAATTTGAGGCAAAAATGCCAGAATGGATTGCCGAAACGGGTTAAAATATCGGCGAGTTCAACTCCGCGAGGAGCCATCATTGTGTTTACATGCCCGTTTTGCGGCGCTACTGCCCGCACCCGTACCAGCCGCCGCCTCAGTGAAATGACGATACGGCAGTATCATCAGTGTCAGAATCTGGAGTGTAGCGAGTCATTTACCACGCTAAACACCGTTGAAAGGAAAGTCACTAAACGGGGCGGTGAGCCGCCGCTGCCTGCTGGTTTTATTCCGCAGGATGCATTTCCGGCGTCGCATTATGGCCGGGATCAGTTAAATCTGATGTTATAGAAAAAAGCCCCGCTAGTGCGGGGCTTTACGATCAATATGA